GATGAGGTTCTTGACGAAGTCGTCCTCGTTCTCGGTCGCCACTTCAACGCGCGCCTGCCACTGGTCAAACACCTGCGCGCCCATGCGGAACGCGCCGACGAGGAACTTGTCGACGGTCATCGCCTGCGTGGCCACCACCGGCAGACCCCAGAGGGTCGGCGCGGTGGTGCCCTGCGGGTTGCCGATCAGGTAACGGCCCGTGGTGTCCTTCAGCAGCTCGATCCGCGCCCAATCGCTCGGGTGAATCACGATGCCGTCCGCGGCGTACTCGGCCAGGTGCACCTGCAGCATGGCCAGGCGGATGATGTCGATCCCGGTTTCGGTGCCGGCCGGATCGAACGGCGCCGCGTAGGCGGTGGAGTTGGCAATCAGGCCCGACAGGTTCTGGCCGGTGCCGTCGCCGTTGAGGATCTGGTTCTCCTCGACCAGCTTCAGGCCGTACAGGCCGCGCTCATTGATGATGCTGGCCAGCTGCGGGAAATCGGACAGGATCTGGCGCGACGCCTTGAAGTAGTGCGCGATCACCTTGGTGGTCTCGCTCACGAGGTCGAACTTGATGCTCGACTCAGGCTTCTTGGCGCCTTCCGCCACCGGTGCGGCGGCATTGGTGAAACCGGTTTCCTTCACGTACTGGATGATGCCGGTATCGGTGCGGCCCGGAGCGATCAGGTCGCGGATGGTCAGGCGGCGCTGCGGCAGCGCGTTGACGCCCGGCAGGCGGTTCGGCGCGATACCGTCGCCGGCGGAACCATCCGCATCGGTGGTCAGTGTGGTGATGGCCGCCTTGACGGTCATGTCCACGCGGCCACGCGGGTTGGTCTTGCTGGCGAACGCCTGGAAGTCCTCGCTGGCGACGAACTGCTCGCCGAAGCTGGTGCGGACGTCGCCGCCGTTCGGGCCGGCTTCCAGACGCGCCAGCACCTGCTCGGCAACCTGGAGGCGGGCCATCAGGTCGGCGTTGGTCTGCAGCAGGGTGTCGACCTGCGCCTTCGTGGATTCGGACAGCTCCGCCTGCTTCTGCGCGCGTTCGGCGTGCGCCTTCAGCTGGCCGGCGACGGCGCTGATGTTGTCGTTGATCTGGCCGATGGCCTTCTCGATGTTGTTCTCGCTCATGGGTCTGTCCTCAGTAAGTCGGATGGAGGGTGGTCAGGGATGCCGCAAGCGCGGCGGTTGCGCTGATGGAGGCCAGCGCGCCTTCGGTGGGATCACCCTCACCGCGACCAGCGGGCGGATCACCCGCGCCGCCGGTCTTGATCTCGGAAATCAGGGTCATGGCCTCGGACTTCGGCAGGCCGGTGGCGCGCAGCGCGGCTTCCATGCGGCGTTCCGCGCGTGCCTTCGACTTCTCGCCCGGCTCGACCGCATCGGCCGCCAGCAGCGCATCGGCGAAGCCCTGCTCGACGGCATCGCCGCCGCCGATCCACGTCTCGCGATCCATCAGCTTGCCGACCGCCTTCGCGTCCATGCCGGTGCGGGCGGCGTAGATGTCGGCCATCGCGCGATCGAACGGCTCCAGCTGGTCGGCCACGTCGCGCATGTCGTTGCGATTGCCAACCGCCACCACCCACGTGTTGTGGATCATCAGGAAGCCAGATCGCGCGATCTCCACCTTGTCGCCGGCCATCGCAATGATAGACGCGGCGGACGCGGCCACGCCCAGCACCTTCACCGTGACCTCGCCCTGGTGTTCGCGCAGCAGGTTGTAGATCGCCAGCCCTTCGAACAGGTCGCCGCCGGGCGAGTTGACGTTGACCGTCACGGGGCCAGCACCCATCGCGCGCAGGGCAGCAGCGACGCGCTTCGCGGTCACGCCCTCGCCGGTCCAGAAGTCCTGGCCGATCACGTCGAACATGCTGATGCTGCGGTCGTCGGCCTTGTCAGCCGCCTGCAGCGGTTGCCAGCGATCCAGCGCAGACTGCGGCACCGGGAACTGCGCGCGCGCGGTGAAGCCGGCCGCCGGGGCCGCCGGCAGCGTCTTGATGGTCATCGTCGGGTTCCTCAGTCGGCCTTGTCGGTTGCCAGGTCTTGCAGCCATGCCCGAAGCGCGGAGCGGGCCTTCTCGCCCTCGTCCGCCACGCCCAGGCTGTCCAGCGGCGCCAGCGCCGTCTGCACGGTCAACACCGCGGCGTTGCCGCCCATCGGTGCGCGTTCTTCCAGTTCCCGAACCTCGTCGCGCGTCAGGATTCCGTTATTGACCATGACGCTGTAGAACGCGGCGCGGCCAGCGCTATCGGCGCGCAGCAGCCCCTCGACCGCGAACTTCGGATAATGCCGCAGGTCGCCGCGCAGCAGGTCTTTCGAGATCGCCTGCTCGATCCGGCGGATCCACGGACCGAGGGTGAAGGTCAGGAAGCCGATCATCTGCTGCTCGATGCCGGTGCCCCAGCTGGTCGACTTCTCGGTATGGCCGACCATGAATGGCGGCACCCGGAACCAGCGGCAGATGCGCTCCACGTTGAACGCCTGCGTTTCCAGCAGCTGCGCGTCGTTCGGATTGATGCCGACCACCTCGATGCCGGTGCCGCCCTCCAGCACTACCGAACGGCCGGAGTTGACCGCGCCGGAGATCCGCTGCAGCGATTCGCGCGCCTGTTCGCGCTGCGGTTCCGTCAGCACGCTGGGCATGGTCAGCGCGGTGGTCTGCGTCAGTCCGCGCTCGAAGATGCCGCGCGCGCTCGATTCCGCGGCGATGGCCGATCCGAACAGGTTGGCGCCGTAGCGGATCACCGAGACGCCATTGCGGCCGTCCAGGGAGAACCCCGGCACCTTCCATATGCGGTCCAGCGGGATCTCGCGATAGGTGCCGTCGTCCTTCCGGTATTCGACACGCTTCGCGCCGCGCGCATCCACGCGGAACACCAGCCGGTCCGGGTGCAGGAAATCCAGCCCGACGATGCGACCGCCGGTGACCAGCTTCTCCGCGTAGGCGTTGCCGCGCAGCAGCATCGCCGCGACCATCGATTCCAGGAACACCGAGGCGGTGGCGTCCGGGTTCGGCTGGCTGTGCAGGATGAAATGCAGCGGGTGCTGCGGTGCAATGCGCGCGCCGTTCTGCGACCGTTCGAAGATCGACAGGGGCAGCGTGGCGATCGACTCGGAGATCAGGCGAACGCATGCCCATACCGTATCCAGCTTCATCGCCGCGTCGTGGGACACGGTGCCGATGCCAGGAATGTGCACCGGCGCGTCAGCCGATGCGAAGTCGACGCCCAGCAGGGACAGGATCAGCGCCTTCACCTTGCCCGGCGGTTTCTTCATCTTCATGCGATCACCGGGTTGCGGAGGAAGTCGGTCATATCCAATGGTGCTTCCTGGCCTTTCATCGCCAGCCCCATCGCCATGCACAGCGCGACGAACGGGTCGATCTTGTTCTCCGGGCGTTCCTTGCGCGGATAGACGTTGTCCTTCGCGTCCACGCGGGCGACCACGTTGGACATCGCCCAGGCCATCACCTCGTCGCCGTCGTGCGCCAGCTTCCGATCCCGGATCAGCGCCTCGACCTGCTTCATCGGCTCGCTGAAATTCAGCACCGTGGGCCGGAACTCGACCACCGGAACGCCCGCATCCTGCAGCCGCGTGACCAGCATCGTTGCCTGGTGCGGGTCGTAGCCGACCGCCGTCACGCCATGCGCCGATGCCAGTTCGATGATGTCCGCCTCGATCACCCCGAAGTCGATGATGTTGCCGTCCGTCACCGTCAGCAGGCCCATGTCGCGCCACTTGCGGTACAGCTGGCCGTTCGCGTCCGGTGCCTCGACGGTTTCCTCCGGCAGGTAGTACCGGCCGAACCGGGCGAACTTGCCGCCATCCAGTTCGAACAGCATCTCCAGCGCCGCGATGTCGACCTTCGACGCCAGGTCAAGCCCCATCCAGCACCGGCGGCCGTGCATGTCGCGCAGGTCGATCCGCGCCGCGCTTTCCTGCCACCGCTGCATGTTGATGAAGGCATCCCGCGCCTGCACCCACAGATTCAGGTGCTTGGTCTTGAAGTGCCCCTGCTTGCGCGGGTTGTTGATCGCCTCCTTCAGCTGCGCCTGCAGGAACTCGCCCGACACCGAGACGTCATAGTTCGGGTTGGCCTTCCGCAGCGCCGCCTCGCTGGCCCAGTCATCCTCCGCATCCGCCGCGTAGATCAGCGCGAACGTGCGTTCGTCCTCGATCACGCCCTCCAGGATCTTCTGGCATTGCAGCCAATCCTCCCGGCATGGCCCGCCGATGTTGTCGCCGGCGGTGCTGATCACCAGGGACAGGGGCTGTTCGCGCGCCCCCATGCCGGTCTCCATCGTGGACAGCTGATCGTCCGTCGCGTGTTCGTGGTATTCGTCGGTGATGCTGCAATGCGGCGACGCGCCATCGCCAGGCTTGCCGATCACCGGCTCGAACTTCGACATGTCCGCCAGCCGGACCATCGACTTCGCGTTGACCTCGATCCCGAACTTCGAAACCAGCGGCGGCGTTTTCACCGCCATCTGCCGCGCCGGCCCGAACAATTCCCACGCCTGCTTTTCGCTGGTCGCGCCCGCGTACACCTCCGCGCCAGGCTCGCCATCCGCGGCGAACATGTAGAGGCCGATCGGCGCCGCCCAGCTGGTCTTACCGTTCTTGCGCGGGACGTACAGCCGACCTTTGCGGAACCGCCGCGCGCCGGTTGCCTTGTTCACCCAGCCAAACAGGCTGGCCGTCAGGAAGCATTGCCACCGCTCCAAACGCATCGGCTGCGGCGTCCCCGACGCCCACCGCCCCTTGACGTGTGGCAGCAGTTCCACGAACCGGCAGACGCGCTCGGCCTTCGCCGGGTCGAACTTGTACGGGAACCCCTTCCCCTTCGAAGCCTTCAAGTCCCGCAGATGGCGCTCGCACGCCAGCCGCGTCCACTTGCACGCCGGGATCGCGCCCGACAGGACATCCGCCACGTACCCTTCGGCCGCGGCGACGTGCGGGTGCTGGGTCATCAGCTATCGAGCGAATCAAACGGGTTGCGTGGATCGTTAGGCTTCACCGCGCCCAGGCGCGTGCGATCCACCGGCGTCATGCCGAAACTGGAAAGCCCACGGAACAGCATCCCGTACTTCGCCGCGGTGAACTCGGCACGGTTCGCACGGAACTCAGCCAGCAGCACCGCCAGCGATTCCAGCATCGCCCGGTCAGCACCGGTCAGCGTCCCCGGTATGGCATAGGCTGCAAGCTCGAACCAGCAGACCTTTTCAGCGGCCGACAGGTGGTCAGGTGCCTCGCCGACGGGAACTTCGGACTTCGGGGCGGCCTTGCGGTCCTTGAAGCGGCCGGGATCCTTTCGATCCGCACCCTTCAGGGCCGCAAGCTCAGTGGTCAGGCGCTGACGTGGCACCGTGAAACCTCATTTTCGTGAAACATTGAATTGCGGATGCGAGAAATCGAC